AGCGCCTGAAGAATCTTGAGCAGCGCGTGTCGGCACTCGAGAGCCGGGTCTACGGAAAGAATTAAACCGACATGGCAAACATCCAGGCCAGCTTTGCGCCGTGGCGAGCAAAGCTGCTTCCGGCATCGTACAACGGCGTGCCGTTTCATGTTGAGCAACAGGCGCGCAATTCCGGTCGGCGCATTGTGCTGCACGAATACCCTAAAAGAGATAGCCCTTACGCCGAAGACATGGGCAAGCACGCGATCCGCTACAACATCACCGGTTACATCGTCGGGCCAACTTATTTTATCAACAAGATGGCGCTCATCGCTGTTCTGGAGAGCGCCAGCGGCGGCGTTTTGATCGACCCGTATCTCGGATTTCCGTTGCTCGCGGTGTGTGAGCGCTACAGCGTAACTGAGACCAGGGAGCGCGGCGGCTACTGCACATTCGAGATGGTGTTTGCGGAGGCTGGCACGCCCGGCAACGCCCCAAGCACCGACACGGGCGCAGCCGCAAACGCCAGCGCCGACAACGCCTCGAACGCTGCGGCGAACAGCACGAATAGCGCGGCTTTGTCTCCCGGCAGCTTCGATGAGGCTGGCTTTATTGGTGCCTTCGACACCGGGGGTCAAGGCGGCATCGGCCACGCATGACAAACACCACACAGATAGGAGCAAAAGCGTGACGCCGTATGGCCCAACCAAAGAGGCGATCGCAATCCTCGATCGCCTGCTGGTCGCGCTGATGATCGGCATGCCGGTGTCAGGCAGCGCTGGTTCAAATCTTCGCACTCTCGTCGGCAAACTGCACGACACCGCCGACGTCTCGATTGAGACTGGCACGATCGGTACTGACCTTCAGGCGTGCTTTGACGCAGCACTTGCGGCCGGGGCACGTCTCACAAACATGGACAACGTCAGAATCGCCATGCTCAAGGAGACACCAAAGTATTTTATCGGGGCGGCAATTGCGTGCGCCGGAATTGCTTTCACGCTGGTGGAACAGACACGGATGATAACGGCCATGGCCTTCGCCAGCCAGGTCGATGTCCAGGCCATGATCACAAGGATGAGTGCCATCTTTGATGAGGTGAAGCTCGCAATGGGCAACCTGATCACTGGCAACAATTATCAATACATAGTTGGACTCAACGCCGCACTCATCCAACACCTAGCCGCCACCGAGCGCCAATTGCCGCGCGTCGTCAGTTATTTGCTGGCGTCAAATCTTCCGTCGCTCGCCATCGCAAATCTTCTCTACGCTGATGCATCGCGCAGCGATGAAATTATCAAAGAGAACGGGGTCGTACATCCGGCCTTCTGCCCACGCAATATCCTGGCGCTGAGTCAATGACCGACATCAGGATCGTTAACCAGGCAAGCCTTGCCGGAATATGGGCCGACTATTTGTTCGCCAAAGGCCGACTGGACGAAAGCAACGAGCTTATGACGGCCGTGACGGTCGCGCTGCTGACGGACAGCCTGGCCGACGCCAACGATGTCCTGCCGGATCCCGACAGCACTGATCGACGCGGCTGGTGGGGCGACACCGATGCTGACATTTGGGAAGGCTGGCCGATCGGCTGCAAGAATTGGCTGCTGTTGCGCGCCAAGATCACGGACGCCAATTCGTTCGAAGGTGCAACCGTAGTGCGCGCCGAGATGTATACGCGCCAGGCGCTGCAGCCATTCATCGATAAGAAAATTTGCAGCCGCGTTGACGTGACGGCCACACGCACCGACGACCAGCAGATAGATGTCACGGTTGTGATTTATCGCGGGCCGCTTGTTGAGATTGAGTTGCGTTTCCAAAATCTCTGGACCGGGATCGGGGGCTGATCGATGCCTTGGACAACACCAACGCTGAGATCGGTCAGGGAATTGGTGCGCGGCGAAATTTCGTCGACGCTCCAGGGAGCAACCTTCGTTGGCAATAGTGTGCTGCGCGTGCTGGCAGATGCCACCGCCGCAGTCACTCATTTGACGCTGCGCTATATCGACTGGCTGTCACGCCAATTTCTTCCCGACACTGCCGAGGCGGAATGGCTCGATCGACACGCTGATATCTGGCTGGTTAACGCCGATGGCACGGTCGGCCGCAAGCTGGCGACAACGGCGTCAGGCTCCGTGACCATAACCGGCGTGCAGGGAATGGTCGTCGCATCCGGTACGCAATTGGACAACGGCACATCAACCTACCAAACGACCACCCAGGTCATTATCGGCACCGTGCCAACACCGGCTAGCATTATTGCCATTGATGCCGGGAGTGCCGGGAATCTCGACCCCGGTTCACAATTGGGTTTTGTCGTTCCTCAGTCGGGCGTCGACGGTACAGCGACCGTCGTCACGCTGAGCGGTGGTTCTGATGATGAGACCGACGATGAGTTGCGCCAGCGTATTTTGCGCCGAATCCGCCAGCCTCCCATGGGCGGCGATCAAAGCGATTACGAAGCATGGGCGCTTGCTGTACCGGGAGTGACGCGGAGTTGGGCCGCGAGCGAGATGGGCATCGGCACGGTCACGGTGCGCTTCATGATGGACGATCTGCGCGCCGACAATGATGGCTTTCCGCTCGAGCAGGATATCCAGGCGGTTGAAGACTATCTTTCCATCAAGCGGCCGGTCACGGTTAAAGACCTTTTTGTTCTGTCGCCAATCCCAAGTCCTATCGATTTTAACATCGCAAACCTGGTGACGGACACACCAGCCATTCGGGCCAGCATCCAAGCAAATATCGAACAAATGCTATTTGAGAACGCAGCGCCAGGACAGACGATCTTTGCGGCCTGGAAGTCTGCGGCCATCATGAGCACGCTCGGCGTCATATCGTTTGAACTTTCTAATACGCAGGACGATGTCATGGAGTCGCCAGGTCACATGGCCGTTCTTGGCGACATCTTCTATGAGTGACCGGCACGTCCGGCGCAGCGGCGATGATTATGCTCATGCGCTACTTGCCTTGCTGCCAAAGGGCTATGCGTGGACGCGCGATCCAGCAAGCGTCCTGGTAAAACTTGTTAAGGGCATTGCGGGCTACTGGGGCGTCGTCGATGGGCGCGCCGCCGATCTGCTGGAGATCGAGACAGATCCGCGCAAGACGGTAGAAATGCTACCGGACTGGGAGAGGGCGTGGGGCTTACCGGAAGAATGTTTCCCTGGTGGCTCGACGATGGAGGAGCGGCGCATGACGCTGCTCCTCAAGATGACGCTGCTCGGTGGCCAAAGCCGCGAGTTTTTCTATTACGTCGCCAGCCTGTTTCACTACGACATCACCATCAAGGAATATTCGCCGTTCATGGTGGGCATTTCGCAGGCCGGTGACACCCGAGACGCTAACGGTCAATACCGTTGGGAAATCGGCCCGCCCGAGATGCGCTATTGCTGGTCGATTCACGCCGGAACCGAAGCGCTGTTTTGGTTTCGCGCTGCGCTTGGTGAGGCCGGTGTTGATCCGCATCTGACAATTCAGAAATCGGGCTACGTCGAATGCATCTTCGAGCTATGGAAGCCCGCACACACGGTCATCGTGTTCGACTACAGCCAAATCGATAATTCCGACTACATGGAACACCTCTACGACTAGGCGAGGAAGAAATGAAATATTGGCAACCGTTCGGCATTAGCGACCCTAATGCGCCCTACATCAATGGTGATCCGACCATTGGCCGCGCGGGCAGCATCCCGCCTGCCGGTGCGTTCGAGCAGCCACAGCGCGAACTGGTCAACCTGATCTCGTACAGCAACATCAACCCAAGTGATGCTGCCGTCGACCAGGTGATGCATGCGGTGCGCAGCCAATACATCAACTATGCTGTGGCTGACCCTTCAACGAACGAAAACACGCTTACGGTCAATTTCAACCCGGCGATCGGCAGCACCGCCGTCAACGGCATGCCACTGCGCGTGAAGGCGGCAAAGACAAATACCGGGCCGTGTCAGCTTGTCGTCGACGGTGTTGCTTCGCCGCTACGTCGCGCCGATACGGCAGAATTGGAAGCTAACGATCTGCGCGCCTCGACAATTTTCGAGTGCATATGGAACGATACATTTTGGGCGATGACAAATTACCACGGCCTCGGCGGTCTCGGCTCGACGGTCAATAATTACGTCACCAAAATCCCATACACTGTCGACACCAGTACGACTGTAAACGCCATTCTCGCGGCGTATACGCCAGCCATCACTACGCTTGCTCCCGGCGATGCCGTCGAAGTGAAACTTAAAAACACCGTGAGTGGGCCGACGACAATCAAGGTGAACGCGCTTGCGCCGATTGCCGTTGTGCGGGGCGATGGTTCGGCATTAAAGCCGAACGATGCGATGATCAACCAGGTGATGCTGCTGATCTACACCGACGCCAATAATTTCCAGTTCAATGGGATCATCCCGTCATCGTCGGCCGGGTTCGGCCTGCCGCCAGGTTGCATCGTCCTGGCGCTCGGCAGCGTGGCAATCCCCGGCACGCTGAAACTCAATGGCGCATTGCTGCAACGCGCGCAGCATCCGCAGTTGTGGGCCTATGCAAATAACAGTGCGCGCATCGTTGATGATGGAACGTGGCAAGCGACTGGCAGTCGCGCATGGACGTCATTTTCAACTGGTGACGGCGCAGCGACATTCCGCTTGCCGGAATTTCGCGGCGAGTTTTTGCGGTTCTTTGATGATGGTCGTGGCGTCGATATAAACCGGCTGCTCACAACTCAACAGGATCAGCAGGTCGGTGCGATAAACGCAACCGGCACGTTCGGCCTCAACAACATCGCATGGGGGCCGTGGCTGGATGAGAACCATCAACCGTGGTTCCCGCAAGTTCATCCTATCGTCGGCAACGGCACGGGCGGATACACAAACGGATTTATTACAAGCACCGCCAACGAGCCAATTGCCATGCAAATGAGTGGCTTGAACCTGCCAACAGCAATGTCGGGCAATCTGTCGCTCAACATCAACCCCGGTTTGGAAAATCGCGTTCGCAACACGCCGGTCGTGGCTTGCATCGTGGACGGGTAGTCGATGCGTGTCTTTACGTTCGATTACGACACGGGTGCCTATACCGGCCCGCTGCAACTTGGTGCCGGTGACTGCGACCCACGGTCGCCGGGCACTGTTTTAATTCCCGGCAACGCGACCGTTGAGCCGCCACCACGCTGCGGTGTCGGGCTGTGGCCGTTCTGGCGCGATGGCCAGTGGCAAGTGTTTGAGGAAATCCCGCAACCGGGAGAACTCTTCTTTACAGAGCATGACAACTGGGATGTGGCATGACGGAAGTCAGCGAGCAACTCGTTTTACAGACGCCATCAAGCAACCTGCTGGCCATGCCAGCAGTGGAAATTTCCGTCATCACCGGCAACAACGAAGATTGGATCGACAGCATTTTATTTCTGGTTGATGACGGTTCTGGCAATACCGCTGGAATGCCACAACTCGATCTGACCGGCATAACGTTCGACATGGAAATTCGCGCCACAATCGATGACCATGAGGTCGTCATCCGTGCCT